GTGCAATTGATGCTATTAATGGAAGTGCAAAAGCTGAAATAAACTATAAAAATAAAGTAGAAGAAACTAATAAACAGTTAGATGGTAAAGCCTCTAAACTTACCGCACTCGGTAGAGCTCAAGTTGCAGCAAAACGTACAGCAGATATAGCTACGTCAAAAGCAATTACTAGCGTTGCAGCAGAAAATACTCAAATTATGGGTGTTAGTGAGGCGTGGAAAGAGATGCGAAAATCGGTAAAAGAATCCGATATGGGTCCAATTCGTAAAACTTTTACTACATTAGCTAGTGGTATTTCTATTGCTACCACTGCTTTGACTGGTTTAATTGGGGCATTTCAAACTTACTTTTTTATTGCAGGAGCAGTAGTAGCAGGTTTTAAAATACTAGATAGCCTATTAACAAAAAATGCTGAACAATATACTAAATTTACTAGTGCAGTAGATGCAAGTAATGATGCTATAAAGACATATAATGATACTATGGCTGCGTTAGCTAAGAAAGATCCTACTAGCATGTTTAATGCAGAATCTTTAACAGCTAGAGCTAATGCTATAATGGGATTAGCAGATTCATTGTCAGCTCTTAGAGATACTTACGCAGAACTTGATAAAGCCACAGGAGGATGGGATAAAGCTACTAACTGGCTTTCAAAACTCTGGGGCGGAGACAAAGAAACAAAATTTGCAGAAAGTGCTGCAGGCAACATAGCTAAACAAATTTCTTCTATTACTAATGAGGCTGATCGTTTAGCTATGACAGCAAAAGTCAATACAGCTCTTGGTACTGAAAATGGTGGACAATTAGCTTGGATCGAGGCTCTTAAAAAAGGCGGCCCAGATGCAATAAATGCTATTAAAGGATTAGAAGGCGAATTTAAAAAGCTTGGTACAGAAGCTGCAAATATAGCTAGCAGAAGTACTGAGTTCAATGAAAGTTTAAAAGCAGTACAAACTTCTTATAGAGCTTTTGCTTTTGCCTCCGCAGATAAATCACCAATAGCTAAACTTGGTGATGATATGCTAAACTTATCTGTAAAAATGTCAGGAGCATTAGTAGATCCAATAGCTGGATTATCTAGCATGAAAAAGTTATTAGAAGAATCTACTACTGTAGGTATTTTTGATCCTACTACTGTAGCACAATTACAGTCTGTAAAAAACGAAATTAACGATCTTGCAAAATCTCAAGGTGAAGTAACTCAACAGCTTATCAAAGGTCGACAAGAGCTAGATACTATCCAGCTAGCCTACGATACTATAGTAGCAAAACAAGCAGCATATACAAAAGCAAATCAAAGCGACGCAGCAACTAATGCTTTAGTTGGTGACACTGGCAAAAAGCTAGCAGATAAATTAGTAGAAGTAGCAAAGTTAAACCAAAAAGATACTGAAAACCGAGAAAAAATTATAAAGGCAATGGAGAATCCAGTCTTTGCAAAGTTAACTATAGAAGCATTTAAAACTGGATCAGAGTTAATTCTTCAAAATATTAAACGTGGATTTGAGCAATCTACCATAGATCTGAAAAAAGGTATTTTGGCTACTATGAGTGGGTTGCCTGGTTCAGCTTCTTTGGAGTATGGTGTAAGTATAAAAGAAAGTGATTTACAACGTCAATTATTACGCGTACAACAAAGTATGTTGCGTGCACAATATCTACAAACTGCCGCACTTATAGCTAACACTGCTGCTATTGAAGTAGCAAGAACTGGCGATACCCGAGATGCTAGAGATAGATCCATGGGTATGGTAGATGCTGGGGCAGGCAGTTCAGAAAGAGCACGTGCTGAAGAATTTAGCAATATGAGTAGGAGGTTTACGGAACTGGTAAACAATCCTGGTACTAAAAATTCACAACAATTTATCCGTGATGCTGGTGTAGCTATGGAAAAGTTTGGTGATAAAGCGCCCGCCTATAATACTCAGCTGAAAACCATGGTTGATGCAGCAAAAGGATTCTTAGAGACACAAGTTGATCTTTCAAAGTTAGATACTAAAGATAAATTAGCTGCGCTAACTAAGCAAAGAAATATTATTGAAGAGCAGCGGGTTATTGCGCAATCTCGCATAACTATTGAAAAGTCTGGATTAGACCTGCAACAACAAGCACTGGCTTTAGTTGTTACACAGAATGGTTATTTAACACAAGATCAGTTATTACAGCAAAAAATCAATCAAGATAGAGCAGCACGTTTAGATCTTGATAGCGCCATTTTAGACATTGCTGCTGAAATAGACAAATATGAAAAGTCTATTGCTATGGCTAAAACACAAGGTTTATACACTGAAGCTGGCGATTTAGAAACAAGAAGGTTATTTGCTATCAAGGCTATATCCGCTTCTGCAGCTTATACCAGCAAGCTTGACCAGAATACTGTAAATACAAAAATTGCTACCAATAAACTACTTGCTGACGAAGAAGCAAAACGATTAAATATTCTTGGCATACAGCAAGAAACAGATAATATTCGAGCTACTACTAGCATAGAGCTTGACAAGCTTCAATTGGATTTTAGAACTAAAGCACTTACTTTGACCGATCAACAGATAGCGGATCAAAAGTATCAAATAGAACTAGATTCTTTACAAGCTGAAACTACGCAAAAACTAGCTTCAATTGATTTAAAATACATGCAAGACAAAAATCGTTTACAAGAAAAACTAGCTAACGCCGTACCTGATAGTCAGGCGGCCAGGGATGCACAAGCAGAGCTTGATGCTATAACCACTAAAAAAGACGTTGAAATAAATAGTATTCGTAATGTATCTTCAGCAAAAAGAGCCGCTGCAGATCAAGATGCTCAATATAGCGAACGTCAAAAGGCTTATGGACAAGCTTTTGAAGATAGTTTTAAAGGTATGGCGGATGCTATTGTTGAGTTTACAAAAACAGGTAAGCTTAATTTTACAAGTATGATAAATACCATGATTGAAGCTTTACTTCGTTATGAGTTGCAACAACAGGCAATGATGTTGCATACTGCAGCAAGGCCTGGATTTATGGATTTTATTGGTTCTATATTTGGAGGCGGAGTCGGTAAAATTACTGCTAATCCATATAGAGCACAAGATTTAGCGGGTGGAAGTGTAATAGGTGCATCTGCAGCACAAGGTGCCGTTTACGATGTTGGCTTACAAAAATTTGCCAAAGGTGGAATGTTTACTAACTCTGTTGTAAATTCTCCAACCTTATTTAAGTTTGCCAAAGGTACTGGTTTAATGGGTGAAGCAGGTCCTGAAGCTATCATGCCTTTAAAGCGCGATAACAATGGTAATCTTGGAGTTCGTGGCGGAGGTGGAGGTTCTAATGTAGATGTGGTTGTTAATAACTATGGCAGCGAAAAAGCTACTACTAAGGAAACTACCGATAATCAAGGAAATCGTAAGATTGAAGTAATTATTGGAGATATGGTAGCTGGACAAATGTCACGCCAAGGCAGTGCTGTACAACAAAGTTTATCTAGTACTTTTGGCACTAGACCCGTTGTTCCAAGGAGATAATAGATGGCTTATACATATACCTGGCCCACAACAGGCAATTTTCCACAAGTTCCTCAAAAAGGATTTACTGAGTCTATTGGAGTAAACATTATACGTTCCTCCACGGACTCAGGTCCTGCAAAAATGCGTAGGCGTAGTAATACTCCAAATACAATGGATTTAACGTTTATTCTTACCACAGCACAAACTACAACCCTAGAAACTTGGATAAAAGACACTATAAAAGGTGTAGCCAGATTTGGTTTTCCACACCCACGACTAGGAACTACCGTTGAAGCTAGGATTGTACCTAGCGGAGACGGACAACTCTTTCAGCTAAGATATTTAGCTCCAGGATACTGGGAAACTAGTTTTAAATTTGAAATATTACCATCATGAGTAGATTAAGTAGTTTATCATCATCAGCAGTTAAAGCAATGTTTTCTTCGGAAACGCAAGAAAGCGTCATTATGCTTTTAACAGTATACGATCCAACAACAAATTCGCCTATTATTAGATTGGCAGATAGCTTTACTAAACGTATTTCGGAAACTGCAGATGATGTTATCTACGGAGTTACTAGTCGTTCAACCGATTTTAGTTTTCTCCCAATGGAGATAAGTTTACCTACAGAACAAGATACCGGTGCACCTAGTTGTTCTATTTCATTAAAGTATGTAACAACAGAAGCTATTTCAATTGTACGTACTCAACTAACTAAACCTACAAAAATTCTTATTGAAATGGTATTATCAGGATCTCCTGATACAGTAGAGGCTAGTTTTCCTGGTTTCTATATAACTAGTGCTACTTACAATGCAGAATCAATTAATTTTGAATTAAGCATGATTAGTTACGCAGTAGAACCATTCCCCGCGTTTAATTTTACGCCTAGTTACTTTCCGGGACTATTCTAATGGCACTAAATAAATATATTGGATTACCTTATAAAGATAATGGTAGAGATACTCTAGGTGTCGATTGCTGGGGATTGGCTCGCCTGTACTATGCTCAAGAATTAAACATTGAACTACCAAGCTACTCTACTGAGTATAATGGCGAAACAAGCGAAAACATAAAAGAACTAATTAATCAGCACAAAGAGTCTTGGAATCCTATTACAGTGCCCAAAGTAGGTGATTTAGTTCTTTTTAATATTTTTGGCGAACCAACACATATTGGCATTTATATAGGTGACAATAACTTTTTACATTGCCGCGATGGAAAAGATAGTGTAGTTGAATCATTATCTAGTCCACAATGGTCTAAGCGTATAGCTGGCTATTTTAGGTATTCAGAACAAGCTATGGTTGCTAGTAGTTCTATGCCTCATCCACTAAAAACCGTAGTTCATCGTGACTGGACAATAGCTGGAACTACAGTTAAACAATTTGCCGAATTTATTAAAAATAAGTATAAAGTCAGCGAATCATTATTTTCAAAAATTGTTATTTTAATTGATGGTATACCCGTAGCACAAAAAGATTGGGAAACCACAAAAATACAAAAAGGACAGACTATTGCATATAGAGCTGTTCCTGGTAAAGATGCTGCCCGTATGGTAGCTATGTTAGTTATTGCTGTTGTAGCTTTTGAAATTGTTGGTCCAATGGCTTCTGAAGCTTTGGCTGGAGCAGGCGTATCAGGCACAGCACTTAGCGTTGGAAAGTATGCGGCTATTGCTGCTACAAATATGGCAGGTATGGCATTAATTAATGCTGTATTTCCTATTCGTCCTAATACACAGAATGATCCTGGTTCTGCAAATCAATTAAATTTATTTAATGGTTCTGCTAATCAAGCTAATCGCTTTGGCGCAATTCCTGTTGTGCTTGGAAAAGTTCGTATGACGGGTATGCTTGGAGCTACCCCTTATGTAGAATCTTTGACCGATACATCCATTTTAAATTTATTGTTAGTTTGGGG